CGCAGCACTCCTCTCAGCACTCCTCGCAGCATTCATAGCACTCCTCGCAGTACTCCACGCAGCACTCTCAGCACTCCTCGCAGCACTCCCAGCACTCCTCGCAGCACTCGCAGCACTCTCAGCACTCCTCGCAGCACTCTCAGCACTCTCAGCAGCACTCTCAGCACTCTCAGCAGCACTCTCAGCACTCTCAGCAGCACTCTCAGCACTCTCAGCAGCACTCCACGCAGCACTCGCAGCACTCCTCGCAGCACTCCTCTCAGCATTCATAGCATTAGCAGCCTTTTGATCTACAGGTTGACCCTTAGTAAGTGGTATCAAAACATCTGCACATTGCTTAATACTGTCTTTGACAAGAGGGTGATTGATACCGGGATTAACTTCTTCGTCAGTCAGTAACCAATATTGAAATTTCCAACCGACCAGTGACAAGTCAGCTCCGGGCTCAATAGCAGACATGAATCGTGTAGGCCACTTCATTGCCGCTTCGTTTGGTAATCCCTCGAAAATGCGGTCTTCAAGCCGTGCCAGCATGACAGGAATGCCAAAGCGATCTTCATAATCCATGTGATTGCCAGAATGGATTGTGCACCCGACTGCACAGCCTTTGCCGTTTTTCCAATACTGGCCTTTTACGATTTGATCCGCAGACGCGTGGTCTGCTAATTGTGACAGAATGTCATTCTTTATTTTTGGATCGTTATAGTAAGCGAGCATAATTATATCCCTTCATGTGGTGTGCAGTATTTTCCGCCGCACTCTTGATAATCGATTTCATATTGCGCCTGAGTTTCAGCCATTGAAACAAAGACAATGAACATTAATGTTGATAACAATAACATCAAGCTAACGCCTAAAATAAACATTTTCATTTGAGAAGCGCCTCTGCTTGCTGGATTGATAGGCCGCCATGCAAGCAAAGCCAGGTAACAGCTTTAAAAGTTGTCACCTCGCCTCGTTCAATTTGGCCTTTTAAAATGTTTTGATATGTCATTCTGGTAATCCCTTTGTTTGTTGATAATCTACAATACACCCTTTGCACCAGATTGCAAACATTATTATTCTGGGTAATCCGGCATTGGCAATTTAATACCATGCTCGGCGGCAAACCGGTAAATAGAGTCTAGGTATTCTGCCATGGGTTTTACCGTTAATTTTCGAGTCGTGTAGACTTCAACAGGGCCATCTATCGTATCAACAATTTTAGGCATTAGGCCGATACGCATGAGCGCCTCGTGCATTTCGTCGGGCGTGTAACCTAGCTCACTTCCGAGAATGTCGTATAGCTTCCACATCAAAGCGTTTTGCTCAAGGCTCCTGTTTTTCTTATATGGCTTTATTGATATGTCCCAGACCGTTGTAATGTTTAGTGCATGGATACGGTCAATCGCGTGTTGGCGCTGGCGCTCTTCACGTATGATTATTCTTTGTGTCATTCAAGTTCCCCTTCTACTTGTAAGCGCCCTATTGAATCAATAACCCCGTCCAGTTCTTGAACAAGTTTAGCGTTTTCAACCCTCAATTTCTTTATTTCAAATGACGCTTCTTGTCGTTGGTTTACGCTATCCTGTGGATGTTTAATAGGACTATTTAACCTTATTAGGATATCAACCATATCAAAACACTTTCCAAAGGATAACCGCTACAAATAATAAATTTAATAGGCATAAAGATATAACATTCATCACAAAACCCCTTCATATTTCATGAGTTTCTGATTCAACAAAACAAGACTTCGTTTGCGTTGGTCTTTCGGTCCCATTGCCTTCGACATAAATCTCCGGAACCATGCCATATTGCCACCGTCAACGACCTCGCCTTCCTGCTTGCCACATTCGCTGCACTCAAGCTTATGTTCCAATGCGCAAGGCATAACCGCAACCCAGTCATAGCCACATTCCATGCAAGCCACGTACTGGTATTCGTGCGGTCTGTGGTCATCCAGTTTTACTACGCTCATTCCTCATTCTCCTTTTCTATTCCACATAACATGGAAAGATAACGGACCTAGAACCCACCACCGATATCCTATTATTTTACCAGTCGCCATCTTAGCCCATTCACAGTGCGGCGAGAAATCTATAGAGAAAGTGGGAGCATATATGTGTTGAGGGTTATCCTGTTCTTGATCAGTCATGATAATTCATCCTTATATGGTGATTTTTCAAAAAGTTCTAAAGCGTATTCTAGCCCATTAACCCCGCGAGATTCCAGAAAGCCGATTTCGGCCTCTGGGCCATGCACACCCCGCGCTAGATCATGCGAGTCTCTACATATCGGAATGACGTATTTGTCGTCACGACGCCCAATCTTATCTGATGGTTTATAATGAATTAGATGGTGCACTGCGATTTCACTGCGTCCACACACGCAACACGGATGCGTTGCGACCCAAGCAAGATGGCGCAGGCTATTGCGGTCTTTGCGCTTGATGCGCTTATGCTTGAGTTTCTTGGGTATCATTTTTAGGGCTGAACACGTCTTCGTGGGTAGCATCATAAATGGCGCTTAAGTCAGAGATAATATCTTTTAAAATATCTAATTGCCAAATTCCTGATTCCATTTCAAAAGCCTCTGTGACTTCTGCTGACGCCTCGCCAGAGTCTACGTCTATTTTGATTTTTATATATTTACTCATTTATGAATATCCTATTTTGAAAAGTTGCCGGGATATTGTCCCGTCCCGGCGCGGGCGGTTTAGGTGTCAAAAGGTCGGGAAAACCTCAGCGATTGTTTCCGTACGCTCACCATGCCAATTCTGTGAGCTTATACCATTCCCGATATGTTAAAAAGGTATATCTAAGTCCGTATTGCTGGCTATGGCCGTTTCTTCACCACTATCATTATGCTCAGAACCGCCCATTAGTTTAACTTCTGAAACACGCAGCTCTAATGACGTTTTCGTCGTCCCGTCTTTCGCAACATATTCGTTGATAGTTGGTTCACCTGTAACAACAATCTTAGTTCCTTTTTTAATCCATGCAGAAAGTTTTTCTCCACGTTCTCCCCACATTGTGCACCGGACCCATGTCGTCTTTTTCTTGTCTCCGAATCCAGTGTCGCAAGCGACAGACCAGCTCGCGTTGCTCTTACCAGATTGAGTCGTTCTTATTTCGCTATCTCGACCGACATTCCCGGCCACCATTAGATGCATCATTTTTTTAATCTTTCTTTCAGTTTCAAAATCATTTCGTCTAGCTCTCCAAGGAATTTAACAACCTCGGATTCAAGCTCTTCAATGCGCTCGTCGTCACGGTCAACGCGGACACAAAAGAAATCATTGTTCTCTGGTAGTCTAGGGTCGAATGACACGAAGTCGCACCATTGACGCCCAGCACAAGCCATCTGCCATTGCATTTGGTTCATATATTTCGACGGTGCTTTTTCTGCGAGCAACGTTGCAATGTGCGTTGCTGTGTTGGGGCATTTAATCTCCAGCATACCCTCATCGCATACCATGCCGTCAGGTGATGCCCCTGACATTTCGATGTTAGGGTGCAGAATGAATCCTTCTTCAATAACAGCGTTGCCTGTTTTAAATTCGTAGGCAGCTCGCGCTTGCGGCTCGGTATCAGTTCCCCATTGCATGGCTGCGTTGGCGTAGAACTCCGTAGGGGTGCCTGTGAGCCTCTCCACGAGAAGTTGGCTCATGTATGTGGCTCGGCTTGCGCCATACCCTGATTTAGTCTTAGACATAACATCTGAGACTTTACTAGCACTAACCTTGCCTGTTCGGGCCGCAAACCATTCTGGCGTTCTTTGTTCCATTATGCGTCTGCCTTGTTTTCAAGAGATGCTTTTGCTGATGCAAACTTGTCGGACGGCATCTCGTCATAATTCTCTATTTTGTAATACTTTAAAAATACAGAAGATTTGACGCCTTTTTGATTTATTAATTTCACCAGTTCTTGTTCTTGTTTCTCCGTGATGTTTCGATGAATAACTGGCGTCCCTTCTGATGCCTCTGGGTCGTCGCCTGTTTCTATCTGGAACAACTTGAACAGCAGATATTTATTAGCACCAGTTAACGCCTTGTACAGTCCTTTGTCGCCGACACCGTTCTTGTTTCTGTCATTTCCGCATCCGTAAGCGATAATTTTCTCTGGCCACACCTCGCCATCTTTATGCGCGAGGGTGTAAGCAACTTTAACTAATGTGTTACCATGAGAGTCTATTGGCTGCACTTCTTCTTGCGATGGAATCAACATAAGCCCCGCTTCAATCATTGCAGGGCGCAGCACCTCTAACAAGTCAGCTTCGCCCGCGTACTTGTAGCCGTGGAACGTGTTTTTCCCTTTCTTTTGAACGTATCCGCATTTTTCCATAACACTATGCAGCGATGCTAAAATACTTGATTTTACGTGTGTCATTTTTCCTAGTTTCCTTTTTCTATTGCTTTACGCACTTTTTCCAGCGCAACAAATGTTGATGTGCTCGGGCCTTTGCCGCCACAACTGGTGCTTATCTGAGGCGCGCACTTTAATATGGCTTCAGCGTGAATTAAAGCATCTTGCACGTCGTCTGACGTGGCCCCTCGAAGTTTTGCCGACCGGCGCAGGACGTTTACAATTGCTTTGTTCATTAGAATTCATCCGTTAAAAGAGCGTGTTCAATCGCCTCTTCGTCAGCGTTACTGAGTCGTTGATACATAGACTCAGGTAGTTCCTTGCCCTTCCCTGTTGTCCAAAAAAGTTCCCAATCAACAACATAGGGGTGAAAAATTCCAACGTCTGGTTCTGGTGGGCAAATCGGACCCCTCGCCAAAACAGTAAGCCCACCTAGAATCTCTACTTGTGCTTGTGCCATTTAATTAATCCCTTTGTTTGTTTGATGTGCGGCGCACCGTGGCGGTACTCAAATATCTCAGGCCAGCTGTGCATTATGTAATCAAGCGCGTCCGCCATAATGATAGCTTCACTTTCTAACCTGTCAATATGGTCTTGGGTGGATTTTCGTAAGCTATCTTGAATCGGTTTGTCCATAAAATCCTCCGTTGTTTGATGATTATATAATACACCAATTTATCTGACTAACAAGTATTATTTTGCATTGCGCTGCAAATATATTTGCGGTACAAAGAAAACTGAAAAGGAGAATTCATGCATTTACATAAACAGTTATTAGAATCAATTGGCGGCACTCGCGAGATTGCAACAGCCTTAAACGTTTCAGACGATAAAGTCTCGAAATGGAAAAAGACAGGGATTGCAATGAAGTACGCAGAGCCGCTTATTACGTTCGCTCGGAAGAAAGGCGTGGAACCAAAACTCTGCGATTTCTTCAATGTTTAAGCGCGGCAAATACAACGCGGTCAAAACGGTTGTTGACGGCATTACCTTTGACTCAAAGAAAGAGGCTGCCAGGTATGCAGAGCTAAAGCTTCTCGAACGTGCGGGTGAGATTACCTGCCTCACCTTACAGCCTCGTTTCGACATTATAATCAAAGGTAAATTTTGTTGTTTTTACAAGGCAGACTTTAAATACTTTACAGCCGAGACTTGCGTGATTGAGGACGTAAAAGGCATGAAAACGCCTATGTACAGGCTCAAGAAAAAGCTTGTTGAGGCTCAGTACGGAATCAAAATAACGGAGACATAAAAATGTATTTTTACGCAGATTTTAGGGACGACTTGGAACATTCACGAAAACGCCCACTCAGCGCCCGCGCTATTCACAAGGCAATGAGCAAAGCACACATAAAAGAAACGTCAAAGAAACTCGCTATTCTAGCCCATGCAGAAGCATCAAAAGCATACGAGAAAGCCCCTGACGGGTATAAGTCGGGCCACGCAAAGGCATTGCAGAACGCCATGACCGATATGCTTAAAATGGAGAACAAATTATGAATAAACGGAAACAGAGAAAATTATACGCAGAAATCAATTTTATCATAAACTACATATCAGAAGAGTGCGAGATAGGGGTCCGGGACATTCAATCAGACACCAGGGCGAAGCATATAGCACAAGTACGCCATGTCATCGTCTGGGCCTCACGCCTGCTCACGTCGGCAACGTGGAGCAACATTTCTAAGGCGCTAAGCCGAACGGACCACTCAACAGCTATTAACAGCTATAGGCGCGCGCTTATGCTGCGTCATCAATCAACGCATCATAGATTATGCATGGATAGGTTTATTTCCCATTTGAGAGAAGAGTTGCGAAAGCGCCCTTTAGATGTATAATTACTTCGCGGTGAAAAAAAGCACAGCTTGATCTCTGTGCTGGTTTCGCTCTCCGGCCCGCCGCCTTTTTTGGAGAGTAACGATAGGAGAGATAAATGGCCGGGTGGCTAAAACTTCACAGAACCATAGAAGATTGGGAATGGTATACTGACGCAAACGTTATGCGCCTATTCCTGCATCTTTTGGTTAAAGCTAATTACAAACCATCAAGATTCAAGGGTCAAGAAGTGCCTGCCGGGTCTGTTGTCGCAGGGCGAACGGCGTTGTCTGCACAGCTTGGTATGTCAGAACAGCAAGTGCGTACTGCTTTGGACAAGCTTTTATCAACCAACGAAATAACCATCAACTCAACTAATAAATTCTCAATAATATCAATACTTTGCTGGGGAAAATACCAAGACGATAACCAACAAGATAACCAACAAGTAACCAACAAACAACCAACAGATAACCAACAAGTAACCACGTCTAAAGAAGGTAAGAAGGTAAAAAAGGAAGAAGGTAATAATATAACAGTTATTTTTCAGCCCGATAATTTCAATGACTGGTATTCTCAGTATCCTAGAAAGATTGGAAAGAAGGCTGCAGAGAAGGCGTTCGCTAAGGCAATCAAAGATGGTGTAACTATCGACCAATTAAATCAGGGCGTCGAAGCCTATAATCAGGAAATAAGCGATGCAGGAACTTCCACAAAATTTATTAAGCACCCATCGACATGGCTCAACCAAGGATGTTACGACGACGACCACGGGCAGATCATCCATGACAAACCCGGCAGAGACGACAAAAAGCCTCGAAGCATTTTTGAAATTGGGGATGAAGTTGCAACCCGAATGGGCTGGGAGTGACACTCACGATGTCATAGGGTTCGAAGTCTCCAGCGTTGACATCACGCACTATTCGAATGCGATGGACTCTTGTAGACCTATGCCTCAAAGAGAAATAGCGCGGCTGGTGCAGAAAATGATTTTAACGATGCCGATGAAAAATATGGATGATTTCGACAAAGCTGCTATCATAGCAATCTACGTTGAGGATTTAGAAGAATACCCGGCGGACGTTGTTGAGTACGTTCTTAAAACAATACGCAGGTCAAATAAGTTTTTCCCAACATGGGCTGAGCTTTACGAAAATTTAGAATTATGGGGCAGACGCCGTTTGCTTCTCAAAGACGCAATAGAAAGGGCAATAAAATAATGGAACCAATTAAACTTACAGCTACTTTGCGGGTCAACGACTACGATGCGCAACAATATACCATTGAGAGATTAACCGTCGCAAAAACAGGAAAAAATGCAGGGCAATCGACGTGGAAGCCTATTGCTTATTGCGGGGAGGTAAAAACGCTTGCACAAAATGCTCGTGAGGCGGTTGGCAATGAGTTCGCACGATTAGCTAAAGAAAAGGCCGAAGAATCTTTTGACGCGCAGGGTCTTAGCGAATTATTGTCTAACCTTCCAACAAAGCCGAGGGCAATAAAATGACATACATGTACGGCAAGGAAGCGTATGACGCGATTGAGCGCCATGTTTATAATTCACGACTCATGCCTAACCAGTCTATCCCAATTGTCCAACATGGGGGTGCGGCATTATCTGCAATGATTGGATATTCTAATTGTGTACTAATAAAATCATTATGGAGGTAATAATGACCAAGCGAGATAAGATTATAGCTACAATGCGTTATGCGTATAATGCGGAACTACAAACCTCGCCAAGTCAGGGCGCGGGTGATCGAGCATGGGGCTTGGCGCTATTATCCATCGAAGCTCTTGGATACGCCATCGTCCCGACCGAGCCGACTGAGGGGATGCTAACCAATTCAGGAACGATGGAAGGTTTTAACGGATTTGCTGAAGAGGGCGATGTAGATAGGTGCCATATCGAATGGTGGGAAACCATGATCGAACAAGCACAGAAGGAGATGGAGATATGATTAAATGTATTATAATAATTTCACTATTCTCCACCAGTGGAATTCCTATAACGGCGACGCTTAGTTATGAAGACGTAAAAAGGTGTGAAAAAGCATATGAGCATGTTCTTGTTCGCTTAGATATCAATGAGTTCGCACGATTATCTAAGGAAAAGGCCGTTGGTGAATGGCGCAGAGTTGGGAACGTAAAAGCAGAACAGGGGATGAACAATGACTGAATCCTTAGCCCACGAAGGCCCTGGCCGATATTCTAACAACATCCGTATGTATTGGGAGCGCCTTGGCTTCAAAGTCAGAACGCGCGATTTTATAACAGGCGATTCGTATGGAGATTTTTGGTGCGTTCGCTCTGACATGAAAAACGGCAACCCATGCATCCAACAAAAAAGGACAATGAAATGAACAACGATATAGATTTAACATTAAACGAGCGAGAGGCGACGCATGGGGATTTTAGTGACGTTGCCTCAGTCGCTCAATCGTTAAAATTTCATATGGATTGCGCGCCGTATTGGGGCAATTTAACCGATGATAAGAAAGAAGCCTTACAAATGATTGCGTTAAAAGTTGCTCGTATTGTGTGTGGTAATCCAAATTACCCTGACCACTGGAAAGACATCGAAGGTTACGCCCGCCTTGTTCGGGACCGTATCGCCCCTGATGACTAAATGGACGCCTGGAGCATGGACGCCAAAGCGTTGCGCAGTGTGGAACACGTTAAACGACGAAACCAAGACCCGTTTCCAAGAATGGGTATGGAAAGAACACGAACGCGGCCAATGCAACCCAACTCAGATACCGAGGGAATTAGAAAATGACGAAGAGAGCACACAAGAAGTTTGAAAGAAACCCGAGAGATTTTTACGCAACCCCAAGTTCTGCAGTATTGCCATTGTTACCGCATTTACCGCCCGCCGCGCATTATGACGAACCCTGCGCCGGAGAAGGTGATTTAATTAAACATTTATCGGCGTATGGGCATTATTGTGAGCAAGCCACTGATATAAGTCCACCTAATCGGATGAAATCAAAATCTATTGACGCCTTAGATATAAATGAATGTCGTAGCAAAATGTTCATAACAAACCCGCCGTGGGATAGAAAAACGCTTCACCCTATAATAACTCGTTTGTCAAACTTAGCCCCAACATGGCTATTATTTGATGCTGACTGGATGCACACAAAGCAATCTATAGAATTTATGCCACGATGCGAAAAAATTGTGTCAATAGGCAGGGTGTCTTGGATGGGTAACGGTGTAAGCGGTTTTGATAACTGCGCTTGGTATTTGTTTGATGTAATGAATAAAGAGACAACTAAATTTATAGGTCGAACATGGAAAACCGGACAGAAACGACAGTGACTAGGATTGATACAATATTCGGGACTTGCTATTTACAGATAGATAGCTTGAAAGGGATTGTGTGCGGTGGTAACATATCCACGCATCGCAAGGAGCCTAACAGCCAGATAACCTTGTTCACAGAACAACTCGCGGATGGACTTCGCAGGGCATTAG